ATGTCTAAAGCTAAATTTGAACGTAGTAAACCCCACGTTAACGTGGGTACCATTGGCCACGTGGACCATGGTAAAACCACTCTGACTGCTGCTATCTCAACTGTACTGTCTAAGACTTACGGTGGTGAGGCGCGTGACTTCGCAGCGATCGATAACGCTCCAGAAGAGCGTGAGCGCGGTATTACCATCAATACCTCTCACATCGAGTATGACACTCCAACTCGTCACTACGCTCACGTAGACTGCCCAGGTCACGCTGACTATGTTAAAAACATGATCACCGGTGCTGCCAGATGGACGGCGCAATCCTGGTAGTAGCTTCTACTGACGGTCCAATGCCACAGACTCGTGAGCACATCCTGCTGTCTCGTCAGGTAGGTGTACCTTTCATCATCGTATTCATGAACAAGTGTGACATGGTAGACGATGAAGAGCTGCTGGAACTGGTAGAGATGGAAGTTCGTGAACTGCTGTCTGAGTACGATTTCCCAGGTGATGACCTGCCAGTAATTCAGGGTTCAGCTCTGAAAGCTCTGGAAGGCGACGCTCAGTGGGAAGCAAGATCATCGAACTGGCAGAAGCACTGGATACCTACATCCCTGAGCCAGAGCGTGATATCGATAAGCCATTCCTGCTGCCTATCGAAGACGTATTCTCAATCTCTGGTCGCGGTACTGTAGTAACAGGTCGTGTAGAGCGCGGTATCATCAAAGTCGGTGACGAAGTAGAAATCGTGGGTATCCACGACACTACCAAGACACCTGTACTGGTGTAGAAATGTTCCGTAAGCTGCTGGACGAAGGTCGTGCCGGTGAGAACTGCGGTATCCTGCTGCGTGGTACCAAGCGTGATGAAGTAGAGCGTGGTCAAGTACTGGCTAAGCCTGGTTCAATCACTCCACACACCAAGTTCGAATCAGAAGTTTACGTCCTGTCTAAAGAAGAAGGTGGTCGTCACACTCCATTCTTCAAAGGCTACCGTCCACAGTTCTACTTCCGTACAACTGACGTGACCGGTACTATCGAACTGCCAGAAGGCGTAGAGATGGTAATGCCAGGTGACAACATCAAGATGACAGTAACTCTGATCTGCCCAATCGCGATGGATGAAGGTCTGCGCTTCGCCATCCGTGAAGGTGGCCGTACAGTTGGTGCTGGTGTTGTAGCCAAGATCATCGCTTAATTGCGAGACAGGTTACTTTGAAAAAGGAAGCTTCGGCTTCCTTTTTTTGTTTTTTAACTTATTGTTTTTATTTGATTTGTTCTTTGGTTGATCCACAAATTGCCCTCAGCTTTAATATGTGTGGATTAAAGTTCAGCGATAAAGATGCACCGTTTAGAGATTTGTAAGGTAGCTGCTGAGTGATTACTTGAGTGGAATATGGGCTGGTTAACTGATATGTTGCTAAATTAGGTGTGGCTATTTTTTGTTCTACTGGTGAGCAGAGGATGTCTACAGTACTAATCATATTCAGTTTTAGAGGGATATCCGGATGAGTGAACGGACCACAAAAGGAAACTCCGTGTTTCTATGTATCGCAATAGGCGTTGCTATTGGTGCTGGAGTTGGGTTAGCAATTGGCGAAGTTTCGGTGGGTATTGGGGCTGGTATTGCTGTTGCAGTTGTCATAGGAATGACCCTTCAAAAAAGTCGCAAAGTAGACGAACGAAGTTAGTATCGAGGGATGATGGACAACTTATACGCTTCATCTGCATGCTTTTGGGAGCTTCCAAGGAGGCTTCCTGATTTCGACCTTAGCCTTTCACGATCTTATTTATTTCGATACGGCTAAATATGTTTGTGGCCCAATCTAGCCCCCTGATTTTATCTTTACATTTGATCTTTTCTCCTGTTTATATTCTTCTGTATCCTCACGGAAAAACACAATTAGGTCTATAATTCAAGTGCTTAACTCGTTCCTTTAGATCGTCGCGATCATTAATTGTTGGACAAAGCTGTAAAAACCAAGACAAAAATCCAGTTTTATACAATCCCTTTGTTCCGCTAGCGGCCGCTTGTGCACTGTTTTTCTTCCCAAAAACTGGACAAATTTTTTCTGTAAAATTTTTCTATCGCAAAACCCGCGGTGGTGGGGGGAGTTGTGCGGATTTCGTGAAAAGTTCCGGCGATTACGTGGCGTGCGAATACACACGACAAAATACTGCCGTGTACGTAAATGATGATGCGGGGGGCTATTCACAAAAAAAGGCCCAGAGGAGGGCCAAGGCTTGGGTACTGGTGTGCCCAGGCAGAGCGGATTAGGCATCCCTTCTTTCGAAAGGATGATGACAGGAGTCGCCTACCTGGGCACAACGCAGAGTGTAGACGTTGTTTTGGATGTTTGCGCTAAATCAGAGGGGTGAGTGTGTCTTGCAGGTTTTTGGCTTGGCCGCTTTGGCCGCTGAAGTCACCGGCTTGCTGTGGTTTACCCGTTGGGGTGCCTTCCTTTCCGGTTGGGTGGGTATGAGCCGCGGCCGTTTTGGCAATCGCTTCCACCACGTTCATGAGTTGCAGCAGTAGCTGGTAGATGTTGGTTTCCTCACTCCCGGCCCAATGCTTGGCGGCAATCGACTTTCGCAGTTTACCAATGGTTTCCTGCAAGTTTTCGCCGGCGATGACTTCATGGTTTTGCTCTGTTGCAATCCCGGTACCAGATAGGCCCAGCAGTGTGAGCCAGTTCGCGGCGATATGGCGCTGACCCAGCGCTTGCTCAATATCATCTCCTTCCGTCAGTCTTTGATGGGCACCAAGGCGCTGTGATTGATTATCGCTGCTGATGGTCATCGCTTGGCTGGACAGTGTCATTTGCTGCTCTGTGTGCAACTGCTGGCTGCCGCCACTGTCGATACGGTGCCGCCCTTCGTTGAATTGGCACAGATAGTCGCCATTGCTCACCCCAGGCATAGACCAATCCAGCCCAAGAATGGTGCGCACAAACGGGCGGTGGCTATGCCCAAAAGCAAACCCGAGTTCCACAATGCTCCCGGGCTGGGCAAAGGCAAACTGCCCTTGGCCATGATGGAGAGAACCGGGCAGGGGCACGTTCTGAAATACCGGTACCCGCTTGTTATCACTGCCGTCGGGGTTGAGCAATTGCACATCGACCCCAAGCGCGGGCCGATATGGGTTTTGCTTATGCCCGGCGTTGACAGGTTCACAGATGGCCACCACGCGCCAAGTTGTGCCAGGTGGGTTTGTGTCCCGAGTTCGGGAAACTGCTGTTTCATTTCCCGCTGGGTTTGGCTTTCGGGTTGCTTCCATTGCAGCGTCAGTTGCTCGCCATCAAACATCAGTTGCGAGATACGTTTTCCATTGACCTGACTTTCCGGCCGGATGGCAGGCAGCATTGGAATTTGCACGCCGGTGGCGGCCTTCTCACCGCAGTACAGTTTGGGCGTCACTGAGATAGGGCGGCTGGCCCAGTGACAATCCGGCCAACTGCCAAGCCAGATGCTGCCATCGGGTTGGCTGTACCAGGTGTAATCCTCAAGCCCGAACATCACCCCAGCTGCGCCAATAGGCTGTAGCCAGTGCCTTGGTGTGTCAGGTTGGCGATTTGCGTAACCGCTGCCTGTTCAGTGCAATACAGCACCAGGCCTGTTTGGGCGGCGATATTATCCAGCACCTGTTTAAGCGTGGGATGGGTCAGTGACAGCGGCAGGGCGCCGGCAAGGATGGCGGCCGGCTCTCGCAATATGACCCGGTGATGTTGCGCGGTGAGTGTTTCCACGGCATCCACATAGCCGGTAAACCAGGTCCGCGGCTTGTCGTATCCCAGGGCGATGGATACCAAGGTGCCGACCGACACCGGTGAGGCCAGAGTGATAATGGCCCGTCCCGCGGTGCCTTGACTGAGCACCGCTTTGATTGAGGTTAACGGCTTGCTCTCACCTTTGATGATCAACTGCTGCTCTAACTTCATAGCGCGGCTCTTTTCATAGTGCTACCTTCTTCATAGTGCGACCTTGTTGGATGCCGCCAATGCCTGGCTGAACTGCGCCTGGTTGAGTTGTTGCGAGGCTTGGGGTTGCTGCATGGTGCGCAGCTCTTGTTGTTCGGCGACGCTGCGCACTTCCTTGAGTGAGAATGCCACTTGCCAGGCCAGCAGGTTGCTTTGCTCTGTCAGACTCAATTGGCCGGCAAACTTCACCAAGCGGCATTTGACAACGCGGGCGGTGCCGTTGCCGATGCGAAAGACTTTGCGACTGCCGTCTTTTTCCGTCATGCGCGACAATTCAAACAATCGGGTGGCCACTGACTCGGCGGTGAATTTCAACGTGCCGGTGATCTTCAGCTCTATCGCCTTGTTGCCTTGCTCGGCGGTAACCGTTTGCGCGCTGCGGCCGGACACATCGGTGTCGGCCAGATTGGCGCTCACAGCGACCTTCATGTTGTCCAGGCTGATGGCCTCACCATCAAGGGTTAACATCACTGACATAGTTGCTCGTACTCTTCCAAAGGCTTGGGGCTCACCAGGCAGCAGGCGATGGCATGGCTGTAAGGGGGTAAAACCCATTGGGTGATAGTTTGCTGCAGCATGGCCGGCGAACCGCTCGCTTTACGCCCCCACAGCTCACCTTGCTGAGCAGGCTGCTTGAGAATGCGCTCATGGGTTTGCCTGGCACTGTCCCAACTGCGGCGAAAACTCGCCAGCGCGTTTTTAAGCGGCTCAGGTGTTGCCGTCATGGCATTGAGAGCATTAGTGCTGAAAAGTTGCTGACGTTGCCATTGGCTGGCTGGAAGCGGTGTTTGCCGCCAGTATCCGTTAGGGGGACGCACCGGCAGATGAAACTTGTCCTGACTGACCGCATCCAGCAGGCGCAAGGTATCGGTCTGCCACCAGGCAAATCCCCGCAGTTGCTGAAAGGCGTGCGCTTTTTGCTGGAGCGTTGCCAGGCTGTGAGCAAACAGGGCCATGAAATACAGCCGGTACTCACCGGGCGGCAGTAGGGCCAGGCTGGCCCCGGCTTGGATGTTGGGCGGTGTATCCCCTTGAGGGAGCGTCAGCAGGTACATGGGGTGCGGTTCCTCTTGAAGGTTCGCGGCCATCAGTTCGCCGGGTATTGTTTCATGCAGAGCGTCCCGCCTTGACTCGACATCTTGTAGCCTTTCATACAACGCATGGATAAGGTTATCGCTTTGCCGCGGTAGTTGCCGACCAGGCCTGCCCAATGGAAATTGAGGGCAAACTTTTTTTCTACCCAGGTCAGGGTTTGGTAAGCGTAGGCGGTACCGATTTTGGTATTGCCGGCCAAAATATCCAGTTCAAAGTGTACCGGGCGAACCTCGTTCCATGTGTTATCCACCTGGCCAACAACGTTGACGCTTAACTCCAGCGTTTGGGTATGGCTGGCAACGGTGAGGATGGGACCTGATGTATGACTAATCACCAGCGGTGATGACAAGCCTTGCGCGCGAACATTGCCGGCACTGAAGATGGGCCGGGAAGATATTTGTGACCAGGTGTGAGTGTGTGAGCCTGTGGCTAAGCCGCTGCGGGCCTCTGCGATAACCTGGGCTTTGGTGCGGCCTTCCAGTTTGGCACTGTCGACTGCCTTGCCTGTGGTTGGCAGATAGCTGCCTTTGGGCTGAAAACGGCTATTGGCCTCGGCTTCGGTATAGTAGCGATCATCGTGGGTGTGACCGTTGGCAGATAGGCCACTGCGGGCCTCGCTTACCACTTGGGCTTTGGTTCGACCTTCCAGCAGTGTGCTATCGGCTGCTCTGGCGGTTTTCCCCAAAAAACGGCTATTGGCCTCGGCTTCGGTATAGTAGCGGTCATCGTGGGTGTGGCCGTTGACTGACAGACCACTGCGAGCCTCGCTCACCACTTGGGCCTTGGTTTTGCCTTCCAGTTTGGCGCTGTCCGCCGCTTTGGCCGCCAGACCCAAATAACGGTCATCATGGGTGTGACTACTGGTCGCCAGGCCGCTGCGGGCTTCTGCGATAACCTGGGCTTTGCTCTTGCCTTCCAGTTTGGCGCTGTTGCCGGCGGTGCCGGTTAAATCATTGAGGGTGAAGGTCACCGCGCCCATGCGGCCATTTACTGAGGTGACGGACTCTGTGTTGTCGGTTTTGAAAAACGCATCTTCACGCGGGCTGTAGTTGAGCTTGTCGCCGGCGCTGTATTGCACGCCATCGACAGTGCCGGCGGCGGTCACAAACCAAAATGCCGATACCAGACGGCCCTGGCCTTGATCATCGGTGATATAGGGCTTGGCAGGGTACTTGCCACTGGCGGCGCTCCACGGCCCCATGTCCGTGACGGCTCCTTGTCCCAAGGCAACAGAATAGTCGAGCCGCTTTTTCAACATCGCCAGTGCGGCCGAGCTGGGAACATGGACGGCGCTGTCCAAATCGGTCGCCTGACTGATTTGGCTTTTCTGCAGGTACTGGCTGTGGGGATCGGCATCCAGCAGATGCTGCTCCAATCCGCCCTTAAGACGGGCATCCCGCCATTGTTCACCTTCCCATCGTGCCAGTAGCGCGAAATGATGTTTGAAGCCTTGTTCATCAGTGTAGGGCGCCGGCACGCTGGTAAGGTGTTGCAGCGTAAAGCGGGTTTCCCAGGCGCCGGTGGCGGTGCCGGCTTGCCAGAGATCAAGCACTAACATTGGCCCGCTGCCGCCGATGGCTATTCTGTCCGGTGTGTGGACTCGCAGGCCATCGACATAGCCGGTGCCGGCTTCGCAATACCACTGCCCGTCCTGATGAATAGGGGCAAAGCCTTGGCCGAGAAAGGCCGCAGGGCCGTAAATATCCTGATTGGCTGTGGCATCATCCTGCATTAATCCGGCAAAACGTTGCTGGTAATCCACCATCCAGGTGCTGGCATCTACCTGCAAATGGGTGGCTTGTGCTGCGCCGTCATAGGCCATGACCAAGGTCTTGACCAAACTGTTGCCGGTTTGGCTGTCGGTAGAAGCAAACTTGTGCTCCATCCCCTTGTAAATCGCCATCCCGATGGTGCCACTGGCTTTGTTAGTCAGAAATATCGCGTTAAAGGCAAAGTCGCCCACGCGGGTATCGAGTACCAGTGCATAGGCGATAGCGTTGTGGTTGAGGGCGCCGACTTGAGTGGGAGCCTGGCGATGCACAATCCATTGCGGCTGGCATTCCACCTTGTTTCGGTCGACGGGGGCATTGGGATCCAAGTCCGGAATATTGGCCAGCAGGATCTCATCCAAGACCACGCTTTGGCCGGACAATTCACACTGAGTTCGGTACGCCTCAAAGGCGCTGGGGATAATGTTTTGGCTCATGGATTTCTCACTGAATAACTGGCGATATACACCTGGTGCTCAAGGTGCATGGCGCCCGCACGAATGATCATGCTGACCGGATAAGTCACTTCATAACGGTAGCGGCGGCAAGTGCGGCCATAGAGGCGGATAACGGCGGCGACCAGCGCCTGGTTTTCACTGATGGCGTTGTCGGTCAGCTCAATGTGAATGACGTCCCAATCCGTGTCTGGCAGGCGCTCTTTGACCTTGACCTGGCCCAATCCCAAGCGCTCAAAGATACGTTTAAAGCCCGCGGCGCTGCCGGCATCCTGATAGTTTTCCCAGGCGTATTTCACCCGCAGGCGATAAAGCGCCAAAGGCTCACCCTCCAGGCGGCTGACGCTGCGCTCCCAAGCCAGCAGCCTGAGTAATCGCTCATGGCAGGTTTGGGGATCTTGCTGTGACAGAGGCCATAGCAGCCAATGCTTAAGGCGTTGCCAAAACTGATGCAGCCCTTTGACCAAAAAGGCCGGCTCTTTCGGCTCGTGTGGCAAGGTTTTACCGTCCATCCACCAAGGGGCGCAGGTGGCCGGAATTTTGGGGGCATGTTTATCGTGTTCCACTGTCGCGTTTCTCCAGGGTGAGACTGTCAAGGATGGGCAGGGTGCGGGCGCTGGTGATGTCCCCTTGGTCAAAATGGATCCCGCCCAGGGCCGGCAGTGATTGGTGCAGCTCGGTGATCAGCTGTGACATGCTGAATGTGCTCATCGGCCAGACCCGGGTGATAGACCCAAAGCCGTCATGTTGACGAAAGGCGGCTTGAATACGTTGCTCCAGTTCCTGGCCCAGGCGCGCTTTGTCTTGCTCGGCGGCATGCGGGGACGGCCAAAAGTGACCGCTGAGGGTATGAGGGACGGTCGGCATGGCAAACACCTGCAAGTCATCACCATGGCCATGAAAGCCGGCGGCAATATGCTGATTGACCTTATCAAGCACGGCGCTCGGGACTTCGCCGACCGGCATGAAAATGTAACAGTTGGCCGTCCCCGGGCCACGCGGCGCATCGTGCTCAAATACCATGTAGTCCACGCGGATCCCCGCCGCTTGGGCAACCACATCCCGATAGACAGCATCAATATGATAGTGACCGGCCGCGCCGTAGCGATTACGGATCCGCAGTGCCAGTGCTTCATCGGTTTCTTCGGCTTGCCCGGGGCGAACTATCCAATCCGGGGTGTTGCTGACTTGGGCAATGCCTCAATCGGGGTGATCAAGCGGTTGAAGTACCCAGATGGCAGGTTGTGTCCCTGTCCCGGCTCTGTGGCTTCGCATTCGATTAAGCCAGAGGCCACGCCCGCGGCCAAAATAGTGGTTTGGCTGGTTTTGACGGCCAATATTTTGCCGTCAATCGGCAGGGTTTCCACAATAGTGCCGGCGGCAATCGTTACCGCCTGCTGCGGGGCGCTTTTGACAAAGGTCAGGTAGCCTTTCAGCGTGGTTGCCGGCAATCGACTCACATCAACGTCCCGGCCCTTGAGCTCCAGATAAAACCCTTTGGCCGTTGATACAAACATGGCCGGCAAAACATGCCCGGCGACCAAGGTGTTTATCAGCCACAGGGTCGGGGTGACCACCACCGCTTTGATAAGGCGCCAGAATGGCGACATAGTGCGGTCGTTGGCGATTTGACTGCCGGCCTCTTTGACAGTGTGCTCCAGCGCTGAGGTGACCGCTTCCTCGGTGGTAGGAATACCGGAATCGGCCAAAGCCTGTTTGAAGTCTATTTGAGGTGTCATGGTGTCAGCTCCAGGGTAATGCGTGCTTGTTCCAAGGTGACGGCTTCCAGCACGTAGCGCTCCGGGCTGTGCTCGGTTATCCAGATGCTGCCGGCTTGCAGGCGCAAATCTTCCTCCACCAGGAGTTCGATTTCGGTCAGGACATCGCTGCGTTCTGCGCGGCTGCGGTTACCCAGCAGTTTGCGTGCTAGGCCCGATTCCATGATGGTGTGCTTAATGTCCTGGGCGATGGATGGCACGTTGGCAATATGCTGCGGCTGTTGACCGTCATCCATCACCAGGCCGCCATCATCAATTTTCAGATCAAGGTATTTATCCAATGGTCAAAATCCTCTCTTCATCCAGACCCAGCAGACTGAACTCAGGCAATGGCCGATGAATATGAATATCCCCGGTCTGCACGCTGTGGCTGGTTTGCGGCCCTTGGGCAGGGGAGGGATACAGGGCGGCCAGTGGTGGGCTGCTCGGCTGCGGCGGCGTAATGATTTGGTTAATGGGCTGCATGGTTGACAGCGATGCTTCAATGGCGACCTGAGTCGGGGCGGCCGCTTTGCTGGGCGCTGTGTGCTGCAACAACGGCGGCATAGGGGCGCTGACAATCGGCTTGGCTTGGGAGAGCGGCGCATCAACAGGTGGTGCCAGCAACGGCGTGATGGTTGGCGTCACAGGTTGTGGCATAGGCTGGGGCATGCTCTTGGCTAAAAGCCCTGACCATGGCGCCGGGTTGTTCTCGCCCTCGGTGCGCTGGGTGAGTTCGGTCACCGCAGTGGATACCAGGGGTGGTGCATCCGGCAGCTCAGGCTTTGGCAACTCAATATCGATACCAGGGATATGATTGAGCAGCTCAATCACAGAGGTAAACAGCGAGCTTAGGGTGCGGCCGATGGCCGCCAGGAAATTGCCCACCATGGCGCCGACTTCTTTGCCGGTGCCGGCAAATCCCTGCAACTCGTCATTGGCGTATTGAATGGGTTTGACCCACTCATAGATAACGCTGCCAATGGCTTTGACCTTATCCCACATCCAGCCAAAAAGCTGGGCCATCGGCGCGAAAGCCTCGAATACCCCGCTTGAGCGCAGCCCTTCAACAAAGCCGGTAAAGAAAGACTTTATCGGCTCCCAGTAACGGATCACCATGATGGCCCCTACCGCCAGAGCCGCTATCAGCAGGCCAACCGGGTTGACCGCCATCAGCAGGTTCAGCATGGCTTGCCCGGCCGCCACAATCTTGGTGGCTGCGGCCTGGCGCAAACTGGCCACGGTCATGCCTTGAATGGCCGTTGTCAGCGCCGTGTAACCACTGGTGAGCCACAGCTGCGCGCCGGCCAGATTACCGAAGGTAAACAGCATTGCCTTAAATGGCAGGTTCAGCGCCCACTGCGCAGCAGCCAGCGCCTTGGTGCGGGTGGTGCTAATAAGAGTGCTGAGGCTAAACGCCTGCGTGGAAAGCGTGAGTTTGCCGAGCGTGCCATTGAGCAAGGCCAGCACAGGGGATAGGGCCGCCGCGCCGGTACGCATCATCGCCAGGGCCGCACTGCCGGCACTGATGGTGGCGGTCAGTGCGGTAAACCCTGTCACGCCAACCAATACCACTGTGGTCAGGGTAGGGTATTGCTCGGCAAGGTTACTGACGCCATCAAGCAGCCAGATAAAACCACTGGCGACTCGGTTGACAGTGGGCAACACCGCCTGGCTCAAGGATTCTTGCAGTGAACGCCAACTGCCGCTCAGTTGCTTTAAGGTGTCGGTGTGGGACGCGGCCAGCGCATCAAGCGCCTGGGTACCGGGCGCTTGCATTTCGCCAAGCGCTTTGCGAAAGGTATTCCCCTGGCGCAGCAGGGTCTGAATGACCATCGCCGCATCGCCGGCCTTCTCATCCAGCAGTTCAAACTCGGTGGCGTCCAACTCACCAAAGCGGGCTTTGACCTGATCCAAAATATCCAGGATGGGGCGCATTTGCCCTTTGGCATCGAGGGTGTTGATCCCCAGCTCGCTGAGTTTGCTGCCTTCACGGATAAAGGCTTCATAGAAAGAGGCGGCATCCGACTCGGTGAACTCAGCCTGCAGCGCCCCGACAACCGCAATTTGCTCGGGCAAGCTGATGCGGTAGTTCTTGGCCAGTGACGAGATGGATTCCATGGCGCCGGCCATTTCATCTGCTGTCACCCCAAAGGTGCGGGCGGCCACGGCATTCATGTTTGCCAGGTTGGAGACAAAGTCGACTTTGCCGATGCGCTCGGCTTCGTCCTGGTAGGTATGATACAGCCGGCCTAAATACTTGCTGACTGCTTGCACATCGGACTCGGTCGACATGCTGAGTTTGGCCGTGGCGGCGGTTATTCCCGCCAACTCGGACTCATTGACTTCGCCTATCGCCCGTTTGACGGTGCGGGCATGACCGACAAACTCGCTGCTGGCCAGGCCAAACTCGCGGTTAAATGCCTGGGCGCTTTGCCGCAGCGTATCCAACTCACCGTCCAGGCCAAGCCCTTGCAGGGTTTTGAGTTGCCGCTCCAGCTCCACGCCGGGCGCCACGGCAGCATAAACACCGGCGCCTGCGGCAATCGCGGCGCCGGCACCGGCCATCAAGTCATCAAAGTTGCCCCGCAGCTGAGTCTGAAACTCAGTGGCCTTTTGGTTCAACTGCTCCAGGTGGCCACCGACTTTGCCGAGGCCGGCACTGAGGCGATCACTGAGGCTGATGTTGACTTTGAGTTCTTCGTTGCGGGTGCTCATTTATTTCCCGGTAAATGCCTTGCCAATGCCGGCGGCGGTACTGGTGCTGCTCAGTTGCCAGTGACGTTTGTCCAACCACATGGCCATGGCCAGGTTGTCGTCGCTGTCATCCTCGCCGGGCAGATAGTGGCGCCTGAGCGCCAACAACTGCCCCAAGGGGTTACGTTCCAGCTGCTCAGCGGCAGCGGTTATTTTTTAGTGTCACCTCGACACGGGGCGCAAAGTGCTTGACCAAGACCTCACCCATGCTCTGTGGCGCAGCGGGTTGTTCATCCATCAAGGTTTGCAGCGCCGCCTTGTGATCCGCTATCACGGTGGATTCCAGAAACTGGATCACCGCGCCGGATGGGTTGTTGGGGCTGGCATTCACCAGGCGGTTATAGGCCGCCGTGGTCACCAAGAAGGTGTAGTCAGTGTCTTGGACGGTGAGCGTGAGTTGCTTTTTCATGGGTGTCTCCGGGTTTTCAGTTCGAGAATTTCTTTGATGTGGGCGAAGCCTTGATCGATGCGTTCATCAATGCGCTGCGCCCACAGCTCCAGATCTTGTTTTTTGCTGTAGTGCTCATGCACCAGGGCTTTAAATTCGTGCATTTGCTGACGGTTTTGCTCTATGGCTTCGCGAATAAGCTCCATCTGCTTGGTGTGATGCCGGGCGACAGGCACCACGATGGCGACGATGATGCTCAGGACTGCCAGCAACACGCTGACAAAATCAAGCAGGCCAATGCTCATGGCTTTCCTATTCTAAAGATGCTGTTTTTGGGGTTGGCGCCGAGCCAGAAATTGACGGCGGCGCCGGTGAAACCGATGATCTGCCCGAAAATGAACACCGCCAGATCCCGGTTTTCCGGGGGAATGACAGTGCCAACCACGACCCAGACCAGGTAAGAGGTGATGGACAGAAACACCAAGGTGACCACGGACACCATGGGGTGATCTTTGTGCTCTTCCCGGGCGTGCTGAATGTCGGCAATGCGCCTGGCTTCGCTGTTGGCCGCTTCGGTCAGTTCGGCCATCTGCAATTGGGTCAACTGAGAGCGGTGCTCGTGCTCCAGCTTTTGCAGCTCCAGCAGCAACTCAGGGTGCGCCCTGAGTGCGGACTCGATAGCCTCGGGTTTATCTTCGACGCCCAGGGCGCCGGCAATCAGACTGCCGACCTTTTCGCCGTAACGGCCGCCGAGCAAGCTGCCAATCAGCGGCGCGGCATTACCAATCAGGCTTTTGACCTTATCCCACATAATCACCTCCGTATTCCTTCAGCCACTGGCCACTGACCATTTGCCGGCGGTGGCGCTCGGCCCGCTCAGGGGTTTGCAATGCCCAGAGACTGTCGAGCATGGCGTGGCCGGCATCGGTCCAGCGGTTGTCCGCGATGGCTGTCAGCATCTGTTTGAACTGACCAAGGCCGGTGAGGCCCATTTGATAAGCCATCGACAGCAACACGGCTTGGCGGGCATGGTTGCAGTTGCACATGGCGGCGTTGATCAACGGGTGGCGATAGGTCTTCTCGGTGAGTTCATCCACCAAAGAGGCCAGCCAGGCGTTGCAGGTGCGGTCATTTAGCTCAAAGGTGTAGTGTTCAAGCGGCGCGCCTTTCGGGCCAATCCGAAAACCGATGCCGATGGTCGGGAACCCCTCTTTGCAGTAGTAGGGTTTGAGCTTGCGGCCTTCTTCCAGGTTGAGCAGGGTGATGACATTCGCTGCCATTAAAAGTCCCTCGTCGTGAATTGGCTGAGGTAAGGGACGCCATCAATCTTGATGAAGTCCGGCGAGGAGACAAAGCCTTCCAGACTGTGCTTGTTCTTGTCGGCGTTGCTGGTATCGATGTTGAGCAAGTCAGTGAGCTTGAGCTTGACGCCGAACAGCTCCAGGTGTTGCTCTTGCTTGAACGCTTTGCCGAAGCAGTCGATGTCAAAAGGCTCCAGATCTTGCCAACTGCCGGCCGCCTTGGCGGCTTCGGTCAGGATGGCAAACTGCACCGAATCCAGCTCCAGGGTGACCGCGGCTTCCGAGGTGCCGAGGGTAAAGCCATCGGTGACCCCGCGGGTCATGGCGACTTGTGTGTTGTCGGTGATGCTGACACTCATGTTGTCTACCATCACCAAGTGACTGCCTACGCGAATATCGAAGGCCATTGCAGAGAGTTTCATGCTCATCGGTTGCTCCTTAATGACTCAAGTACAGCATGACGCCGATGCTGATAGCTTTGGGGCTGTTCCAGGGCGTCGCTTTGACGAACAGTTGCAAGTGCTCGTGTGATAGCCAGTTGAGGGTGATAGCGTCATCACCGGGCGGCTGGATTTCACCCGGGAAAGGGGTGCCGGCAATGGTGGTACTTTTCGCCATATCCCGCAGGGGGGCGGCAAACTGGCTTTTAGCGGCCGCCATTGAGCTGGGCGACGAGTTGACGCTGCGGTCGGCAATGCTGGGAATGGCCAGAAGGCGAACCCGGCGAGCGGCTTTCATCAAGACCCGCAGATGCTCAATGACCTGAAAGTCACCGCCTTCTGCATCCAGGGTGCGGCCATCGGCCCAATACACTCCGTCATAATCCGGGAATGTGGCGATCACATTGAGGCGGCTCTTTTCCATGGCCTGCAGGGTGGCGCTGTCAACTTCTTGCCCTTCACTGTCCTTGACCGGGACGCCGAGGCCAACCAAGGCGCCGGTTTTAACACGCATCGGACTATCGGCAACGGTGACACTGCGATTGCACAGGCGCCCGGCCAGACAGCCCAGGTTGTTACCATGGGTGGGGGGAACCAGCATCACCGCCTCGGCTTTAACGCCATCTTGCAGCGCCGTCATGGCAGCGAGGTACTGGGCCCAGGTTTCGGATACCGTGGCGGCTTTGCTGCTTTTGCTGCTGACTTCTTCGGTGAGTAGGCCGCGAAGATTGAGCATCACAAATGACCAGCGCGCCCACTTGGCCACCAATTCGCTGTGCAAGCTCTGGGCTTGGGTCAGTGCGGCTTTGTCACTGACCGGATCGCAATAGACAATCCCTTCAAAAGAGCCGGTTTTCTGCGCCAGCCTGGCGGCTTGCTCCCAGGTGGTGTCGGCATCGAGCGCCCAGACACCGGCAGTCCAGTTCTGGCCGCCGTTGAGCATGGCGGCCTGCAGCTGGATTTTCAACGCGCTGTCTGCGGCGCCAAGCAGTTGATCAAAGTCGGTCTGGGTATTGGCGTTGAGCAGTACGTTTTTTTCAGACGCCGCCGGACAGCTGCCGATGAACAGCAAATGCCGTTCAATCTCGGTGGCCGGCCCTTGGGCCTGATTGAGTAAACTCACGTTAATAGTTGGATACATAGTCAGTCCTGTGGATTGAGTAAAAAGCGCTGCAGCTCAGCCATGACGACATCGTCATGAGTGGACAGCAGCTGCCTGGCGGGAACCTTTATCGTCCAGCGCAATTTGGCGCGGCGGCCAGTCAGGCGTTTCAAGATGGTGACGGCCTGGCGCTCGGACAGATTGGCGCGGATCCATTTAATGGATGGCGCTTTGTCTTGCGCTATCCCCCGGCCATTTTTACGGCGGATGGTGTAGCCGGCGTGCTTGAGGGCCTTGGCCAGTTTGGGGCTTGGCGGGCCGTCATTGCGGTGCCGATACATGCGAGCGGCTTGCTTGGCGGTGCGTTGCTGAGTCATCCCGTGGTGGTGCTGATGGGCAATCATTCGCCGGATGCGGTGTTTGAAGCTGATCTCCACTTCATCCCCTTGCACCCGGTAACTGAGATAACGCCCCATCCCCACCAACTGGCGCTTTTTGGGCTTCTGGCGCTTGATAGGTTGCCAAGATCGCCCCTGTGGCGTTTGGCCTCGGCGAATATGGGCGGCGTTGGCTCGCAGGGCGGCGCGCCCGAGCCGTTGGGTCAGCTTGGTGCGTTGCCCCTGGGTCAATTGCATGGCCTGGAGTTGCATCAGCAATTTATCCAGGTTGAGGATAGGTGCATCACTTGCCATACCCGGCCTCCGCTTGTGTCTCCAGCTCAGTCACCACCTGGATACTTTCAGCCACATACAGCGGGGGTACGTCCAGGCGCCAGCGGCGGTTATCCAATAGCACCGGGCCTTGGGTGTCCGGGATCAGATGCATGGCTTCACACAGCATCACATCGATATCGATGTCGATTTTGTTGTCATCGACCTTGTTGGTATCAATGCGGATCTGCTGCTCTTCAGGGCTGAGCATGTCGCGGTCACTATCGTGCTCCATCACCCAGGCGCCTACCTGGGCAAACAAACTGGCGGTATCAACCAAGGCAAAGGGCACATCTTCCATGTGAATGGCGCTGGTATAGATAAAGTGCGCCAGGCGTAGGCCGTTGCCTTCATCTTTGGGGGCGAGTACCAGCGCGGCCGGCTCCATCCAGCTTTCAACCTGGTGATGCAAGGTGGCCGGAAGGTGCGCCAATAACGACTGCGTCAGGGCGCGGTGCAAATAGCCGGTACTCATATCAGCGTTACCCTGACATCGCTGCAATCAAGCAGGCGGTTAATGTGGGAATCCGCTTCCGCCATCAGCGTGGCCCTGGGTTCCCGCTCTTGTTCATAGGCGTTGTTGGCTTCGCTGCGTTGAACCACGGAGGCAAACTCGGGCAGTAACAGCGCCTTGGCGCGGGCATGAACGGCGTGCCGGTAACACTCGGTGGCCCAGCTGCTGCCACTGAGTTGCAAGCCGGGAATGTCATTGGCCGATGTGATCCCAAGGCGCTGCCAATGCAGCGTCTTATGTGCGAGCAGGCTGTTGGTGTGCGTTGCCGCATTCAGCAGCGCGGCCGCCATCACTTCGCCGGCCAGCTCTGCCGGCAGTTTTCGAAGGCGCTGAAACTCGCTCACCGACAAGTCCGGCCAAAAGCCGTTATTGGTGAGGGTTTGTTCCACTTGGGTGGTGGGATTACCGTTGAACATATCAGCGCCTTTAATGGGTGCGGTGCAGCCGGGATAAACACATTGGGTGATTGAGTGAACTCAATGGCAATGGGTTGTCCGAGGCCGCCCCGCGTGGGGTAGTCATTGGTTATTCAGGGCGTTAAGACGCATCTGAATACGGGTTATCAGGGTTTTGACCCCGATTTTGGGATACTCCTGATGGGCCATTTCAAACAGCTTGAGGGCGGTTTCCAGTGTTTGGCGGTCATGGATATGGCTTGGTAAACCGTTGTCTGCTGCCTGGCTCAGCACATATTGGCCGGCCAGTTTGCAGTAGCGGGCACACAGCGCCTCGGGTAATCGCCAGTCACTGCGCATGTGGCTCAGGACTATCGCAAAATAGGGATCTATCGGTTGCCGGGCCTCGAATTGACGCTCGGCCCATTGATAGATGGTGTCGGCAGCAAATACACACAGTGGCCGCCTGAATGGGCTGGGTTGCCCCTGTTTGATGGCGGTGCCGGCATAGGCCAGGGCCAAGTCAAACTGCTCAGTGTCAAACAGCCAGATGATGCATTGCACAAAGATGGTGTGGACATAGACTTTCCCCGCCGCCAAATAGCGCTCCACTTCCGGCAGATAGCGGGGCAGCAGCGTGTCCCGTTTGTATGCCTGACGGTCTTCCTGGCGACTGAGTTGTTTGATGAAGCGGATATCTTCATCAAACTGCCGGTGCAGGGTGCCGTTGTCGGTACCGAGGCTCGGCGCCGACACAAAGGTTTGCTGTTCTCGCCAATCGGCGGCAGGGGAAATCATGTTTTACTCCGACACCAGCGAGGCCGCGACATCGGCGGTTGAGGCCGGGCCATTGCCGGTTGCCTCTTTATCTTTACTGCCGGCTTTGGTTTTGGCTTGCGTATCGGCGCCGGGCTCTGGTTCCTTGGGCTCCTTGGGCTCCTTGGCATCCAGCGTCAGCGAGGCCGGGGCGGCTTGCGGGGCGTCCGGATTGGGGCCAATGGTCACTGCCGACTCGTCAAAGGAGGCGTAGGCTTCCAGGCGACCAACGGCATAACCTTCCATACGCCAGTAGCTGGACTCGAACTGCATCCGATCTTCATTGTCAGCGGCCTTGCGGCGGCGAGAGCCTTTCTGAGTCAGGATCTGCAAGTTCTTCAGGAAGGTCACCACCACCCGTTTTCCAGGGAAAAACGGCGGCACATAGGCTTTGCGACCGGCAATGGTCTTGGCCAGGCTCTGGGCGGCCTTGTGCTCGGTGGGGGTATCGGCCGCTTCCAGCAGACGGTGTTGCTCGGCGCTGACCAGATCACGCCCCACCAAAACCACCAGATTCGGGTCGTTCTGGTAGACAGGATCGATTTGGCTATTGATAAGGTCCTGCACCATGGAATCGAGGTTCTTGTATGTCCCCTTGCCGCCGGCATCCAGATAAACCGGGGTGGTGACAATCTGCTCCGGGGCGCGTTCTTTCACAAACTGCTGCCAGCCTTTGTTAACGTCCTGGCCCAGCGGATAAGTGCTCGGTGCAGTAGGGCGGGCGACCTTGATGCCGTTGAAACCGATTTTCAGCATGTCCAGGGCAAAGTTCTTGTTGGCGTTGTTGGTCATCAACTTGATGAACTGGCCTTCAGTGCCGCTGTTGCCCCATACCGCCAACTCGGCCCAGGTGACGGCCCAGCAGGAATCGGTTTCGACCAGCTCATACTTGATCCCGTCTTTACCCGGTAGGCACGGAAACGGGCATTGTCACCGCGGCCGGTCATCAAGGTGCCGGTACCGACATCAATAACCTGTCCCTGGATTTGGTCTACATCCAGCAGAGACAGCTCTTTGAGGAATGCATCGGATTCGAGGATCTTCTGCCGCAGCTTGATCTCCATCGGCTCCGAGAGACTGAACTGCTTGGTGGCGTCATTGATCCCATAGGCCTTTTGAATGGCCAGGGTGTACTGATTGAGGCAATGCTCAGTGCGCGTGGTCTTACTCATTACACCACATCCTCATAGTCATCAGCGCCGGTGATGCCGGCAGGGTTGGGCTTTTGGTCGCCGGGAATGGCGCCCAGCTGTACTATCTGCTGTTGCATTTGCGCCAGCTGTCCAGCCAGTTGGGTGACTTGCTCACCGGTACTTTTCAGCGCCTGGTTTTCACTTTCCAGTTCGGCCAGACGCGCTTTGAGCTGGGTGAGTTCATCGCTGTGCGTGTCGGCGTCTTGGGTGTCATCTTCGGCTTTGGGTGCCGGCTGTGATGGCGCGGCGGCGAGTTTACTTAACAGGGTCAATGCCTGGTTCATCTGCTCGGAGAGCTGAGTCAGGGCATTGTTATCGGGATCAGGCATAGTGACTTCCGTTTGAGAGGGTTTGGGTGTTTCCGGGTGGTGCCGGAATTGGCTCAGGGATTGCGCCAGGCGGGCAAATACGCCCGGCTCGGGTTTTGGGGCTAGCGTGGCCAGCTCAATAGGCAACTGCTCAGTGACCGCCAGGCGTTGCTGCTGGCTGCTTAATTGGATGCGCTCAAGGCCAAGGCAAGCCGGCTGATCGGTGAGGGCGGCACCGACCAGGTAAGGCTTGCCGGTATCAGAGAAATCGGGGTCAATCTCCAGCGACATATAGCAAAGCTGCTGGCGCTCATTGAGGCGCAGCATGTCACTGGAAGGGCGCAGCTTGGCGTAAATCGCGGTCTTGTCACCGAATGGCTCAGCCTTAATCGCCAGCACATCACCTACCGGGGAGCGGTCATAGCTCCACTCGTATAGATGCACCGGGTAAATACGGGCTTCATACAAAGCGGGATCATAGTTGGCGGCAATATCCAGCAGCACCTGCGCGTCCAGCGGACGTTTATCGGCGGTGGTGCCGGAGGTGCATACCCGGATCCAATCTGTGCTGAGAGTTGATTGCGGCATGGTGGTGCTCATCCTGAAATTTGGCTCAGGATAGGCGCAGTCAGCAGGCGACGCATGCGCGTCAATCCCGGCTTATTCCGATATTGACCATCGCGGAATAGCCCGGAATAAAAGCGCATTGGACCGGGAGTTTGGCCCCCTATGATGGCCGCATCTGTTCCCCACTCATGCAGTCATGGCCTACAACGAAGAAATCCGTCACGCCGCCCGCCGCCTTTTTCTGATGCACCGCACCCCGGATGAAATCGCCCGGGAGCTGAACTTGCCGCGCAGTACGGTTTACGCCTGGATCTCCAAATATGCCTGGGCAGAGCAACTGCATGAGTTTGGTTTGCTGGAGAGTATCGAGCGCCGGGTGCAGTCGCTGCTGGATATTCCGGCCAAGAACAGCCTGCAGGTGAAAGAGCTGGAGTTGCTGATTGACCGGCACTTGAAGCTGGTCGCCGCCAAGTTAAAAAGCACCGCCCAGAGCGAGGCGAGTCAGCAGGCTATCAGCGGGGCCGGGTAGCAGTGATGACAAACCGAAAAGTAAACGCCGCGGCCGGGCGATAAAGAATGATGTTACCTCGCTGAGTGAAGCAGATCTTGAGAAGTGGCTGACGTGTCTCTACCCGTTCCAAAGACGGATGCACGACAACCTGCACCAGCGGATCCGCAATATTCTGAAATCACGGCAGGTGGGCTGGACATACTACTGCGCCGGCGAAGCTTTTATGCAGGCGGTGTTGACCGGTGATGACCAAATCTTTCTGTCAGCCAGCCGGGCACAGGCGGAGGTCTTTCGTACTTACATCATCAAAATTGCCCATGAGCTGTTCAATATCGAGCTGTCGGGCAATCCGATTGTGCTGCATACCGCCAAAGGAAAAGCCACGCTGCGTTTCCTGGGCACCAACTCCAATACCGCGCAGAGCTACTCCGGCCACCTCTACACCGATGAGTATTTTTGGATCCGCGACTTTGCCAAGGTGAAGAAGGTATCCAGTGCGATTGCGACCCATAAGCACTGGCGCCTGACCTACTTCTCCACGCCTTCCAGCGAAGAGCACCCGGCCTATCCGTTCTGGACCGGGGATGAATGGAAGGGCAACGACCCGAAGCGTAAAACCGTCCCCTTTCCCACCTTTGATGAATACCGCGATGGCGGCCGTTTATGCCCCGATGGGCAGTGGCGTTATGTCATCACCATGGAAGATGCGGTCGCCCAGGGCTTTGACCTGGTTGACCTTGAGCAGCTGCGTAACGAGCGCTCTGAGCTGGAATTTCAAAACCTGTTCATGTGCGTGTTTGTCAGCAGCGCCAACGCCATTTTTACCCTCAACAAAATCATGCACTGCATGACAGATTCAGCCCTTTGGCGGGATGTGGCCTGGCATACGCCGCGGCCGTTCGGGGAAAAGGCGGTGTGGATTGGTTATGACCCGAGCCGAACCACGGATCCGGCCTCATTGGTGGCGATTGCGCCGCCCGACACGCCCAAGTCCCCGCACCGCTTACTGGAGCGGGTACGCCTTAAAGGGATGTCTGCCAAGTACCAGGCGCAGCAAATCTTCAAGATGTGCGGCAAGTACCGGGTCACCCACATTGGTATCGACATGACCGGCATTGGCCGGGATGTCTACGACTTGGTTTATGAGAAATATCCGGGGATCACCATGGGGTTTCACTACTCCATCGAGTCGAAAAACTCCCTGGTGTTCAAGATGGTGGATTTGGTGGATGAAAAACGGCTGCTGTGGGATGCCGACTACAAAGACATTGCGCTGTCGTTTTTGGCGATACGCCGGGTGGTGACCCGCAGCGGTAACAGCGTGACCTTTGCCGCCAACCGCACCCAGGAAACCGGGCACGCAGATGACTTTTTTGCGCTGGCTCATGCCTGTAGTAAAGAGCCTTTGAACAACGAAATAGAGAGAAAGAGTGAATGGAAAATTTACTGAGTGACGCCGGCGCCGAGCAGCAAGACAGTGTGATGGCGTTTTCATTTGGCAGTGCCGAGAGGCTGCTCAAGGATACCTGGCTGACCGACATGGCCGGCGTTCGCCTCAATGACGAGTTTGGCTACTATGAGCCGCCGCTTGACCGCAAACTGCTGTACCAGGTTGCCAATGGCAATGCCTACCAAGGACCGGTACTGCTGGCGCGGCGCAATATGATTTTGAACGCCATTCAGACCAAGGGAAAACTGACCCGCAATGTCCTGGGGCCGGCTATTCACAACTACCTACTGTTTGGCGATATGGCCTTGCTGAAAATACGCAATCGAGCCAGCGGGGTTGTGGAGGTCTATCCACTGTCGACCCACTATTTACGCCGCTGCCCGGATGGGCACTTCAAGTACCTGGAAGAGGATGTGTACGGGCATGTTACCGCCCGGCCATATCGGGCCGAGAATGTGGCCTTTTTGCCGCAGTATGATCCGATGCAGCAAGTGTATGGCATGCCGGATTATATCGGTGGCCTGCAATCAGCCATGCTCAATACTGATGCCACGCTGTTCAAGCGGCGCTACTACAAGAATGGCGCCCACATGGGCTACTTGTTGTATGCGTCAGATCCCAAGCTCAGTGATCCGGACAAGAAGGCGATAGAAAGCGCCCTGGCTCGCAGTAAGGGGGCGGGCAACTTTCGCAATATGTTTATCAACATTCCGGATGGCAAAGAGAAAGGGATCCAGGTGATCCCCATCGGCGACTTTTCTTCCAAAGATCAATTTGCCAGTGCCAAGAACATCAGCGCCCAGGATGTGCTGACGGCCAACCGCTTTCCGGCCGGGATGGCGGGGATTATTCCCCAGGGCGCGGCAGGACTTGGGGATCCCCTCAAAACCAATGATGTCTATCAGAGCAATGAAGTGTTGCCACTGGCGCGTGATATTGTGGAGTTCATCAACAGTGACCCCGAGCTGGCCAAGTTGGGGGGCTGAGTGTGCGAGAGTCTGGTCAAATATGACAAAACCACAGCAGGGAAGCTGTGGTTTTAAATAGAGTGCTTAGACGTTAGATTTTGGCCAGTCGTAGGTTTTATGCAATTGTACAAATATCGGGTAGTTACTGGAGTTGAATGAGCTTGACGCTGCAACAATAACGTCTGTTAAGGTTGGCGTCTCAAAGGAATTAACCAAAGCCACCTCCTGAGAAGGCGGATTCTCTACTGTGGTAATGATACTTGAGGAGGTTTACGCACAGGTAATGATATTAAAAGTAACAGCCCTATAACCGCTGAAAAAAGTGACGCCATAAAAATGCCCAGTTTTGCACCTTCTATTAGGCTTTCATCGAATGCCATACTCGCAATAAACAATGCCATGGTGAATCCAATACCAGCCAAAAAGCTACCACTTGCCAATAAACGCCAATTGAGTTCTTGCGGAATAGTGGCTATTCGCATTCGTACAGCCAACCAACTGAACAAGATGACTCCACTGGGCTTACCTATAACGAACCCGAAGAATACCGCCATTGCTACCGAGCTACTAAAACTACCCAAGCTGAGTGTCATCCCGGCATTTGCCAGTGCGAACAATGGCATGATGATAAACCCAACCCAAGGATGTAGCGCAATGACCAAACGTTCAACTGGAGATAGAGTTTCACGTGCAGCAGTTTCAGCCATTTGTAGAGTATGTCTATCTTTTGTATCCGCATTGCTTTCGCTACTCGCTGAATGTGCAACTACCTGTCCAAGAATCGCATATAATCGTTCATCACTGACCCATCGTCTTGCTGGAGTCATTAGTCCAAGCACAACCCCGACGATGGTAGGATGAATGCCTGAAGCATCAACTGAGATCCAAAGCAATACACCCATCAACGTGTATAGTGGAAATCCTCGGAAGCCCAGTATCGCCATTACGCGCAGAATCACTATACCTATTGCTGCAACCAACAAGGGCCACCATACCAAATCACTGCTATAGCCAATTGCCACAACGAGAATGGCTCCAATGTCATCGACAATAGCTAAGGACAACATAAATACCCGAAGGCTCTGAGGTATGCGTGTTCCAAGTAATGCTAAACAACCAATCACAAAAGCTGTGTCTGTTGCCATGACGGTTCCCCAGCCATGAGCGCCAGGTTGCCCAGATTGCATTATCAGATATATCACTGCAGGAACTACCATTCCCCCCAAGGCCGCTGCTATAGATAAAGCCGCCATACGAGGTTTATTCAACTCTCCCAAAACTAACTCTCTCTTGAGTTCCAATGCTACGAGAAAGAAAAATACTGTCATCAGGGCGTCATTAATCCACTCTCGAAGTGAGCGAGCAAACTCAAATGTTCCAACCTGAAAACTTATATCAATCTCCCATAAGTTCTCGAATACATGGGCCAACGGTGAGTTGGAGAGGGCAAGTGCTATTACGGTACATAATAGGAGAATGGCTCCAGCGGCTGACTCGATGCGCATGAAGCGAGCTAGAGGATTTTTGATTCGATCAAGAAACTCATTGGGTAGTTGGATGGTTTCAGGGCTTGCTTGTTTAGTTGTAATCATAATTAATTTTTAAGCTTCCAATCGCTGGGCCGACTCATCGAGTTTGATGAGAATTGTTGCCTGATACTGATGCCCTGCTTGTAGCAGGCTAACATCTCTCGCATGGATTGGCTATAAATTGCACATAATCTGATTTTGGAATGTGGCAATAGTTACTGGCTCACATGTAACTAGCTGTTCCAATTAGGTAGATCTCTTCGCCGATATAGCTTCCTTGTGGTAGCGTTATGCAGCTAGAAGGCAAAACCGGGTATGTAGAGCTTCAAGAACACATGTCCGGGAAACCTTACACTGAATGGGTTTGGCAAGGTGTAGCACAATTAGGATCAGTTAGCTACTTACCTCATTGCCGCCTATACTCGATCAAATTCCAAACGCCAAACAATGCTACTCGAGGTGCTGTCGATTTTATGTTGGCCAGGAGCGTAGGAAATGCCGCAGTGTCTCAGTAGGCTGTCTAAACCAAAGATTGTTTGGTTGAATCCTGGTTGACGGGAGAGGGAACTCCAAATGTTGTTAAGTACCTCTCAGGCTTGAAGATTCTAGGGATGTCGTCTTGATAAGTATCACGGTAGTGCATAACTCGCATTTATCTCTCCTTGATAAAAAACCTTCCTGATTTGCAAGCTATCCGATGAATCTACCACTTTTCTGCGAGATAGTGCCCGTAATTTTCTCGGTGTTTTCTGCTTTTGCTTGAGCTTATTAAACACAATTTAATTTTTAACATTCCAGAAAATGAAGTGCAGTGCTTTATTATTTTTTTCAAAAACTTTATTAAATTAAATGGTTATAACTTGCGAATGGCAATCTTATCAATTTATTGAGCGTCTACACTCATCTTAGTCCTTCGATAAATCAAATTTTCAACGTTTAACTCGTAAGTTGTAAATCTATCGCCTAGCATCTCTGTTTGAAATACCCTTTGAGACATTCTGCGTAAGAAATAGTACTCTGGGCGTGTATGTAACAAATGTATGTAAAGGACCTTGTGTCCATAATCTTTGGCCCAATATATCAATGAGTTAAACACGTCTTTGCCAATGCCCCAGCAAGCGTTGTCAAGCACTATTGCAATCTCAAATCCCAACTCTGATAATTGAATGCCACACCAACCAACTAAACTTCCACCTGTCTCGATCGCTCTAACTATACAACCATCGCTTCTGTCTTCATTTAGCTTGTCATCAATCCAACTCCTAGCTGATGAAGAATCAAATTCATCATGGGTTATAAGGTGCTTGCGAGTACTCACTTTATTTAATATTGGTATAAATTCCTCTGGATCAATTTTGTCGAGAGAAATGAAGTTAATACTGCCCATTAGTTACTCCATATAGTACTGCCTTTAGTATCAACTAAATAGCACTGACTAAGTAATGTATCAAAGCCGCGATTTAGCGAGTCTCTTTCGTTTACTTTTAATTCGTAATTTATGACGTGAATTAATTAAGTTCTTTGCGTATGAATCCTGATTTAACCATGCTATTTCGGTGATGAATACAGGACAAGAAACTAGTAACAGTATCCATAAAGGGTATTTTAACAGGACAGTTAATGGTCCCATTGTGACAAGAACAAGAAATAATGCACAGGTTCCCATAAATACCAAGAAATATGCATGAGCCTTCATTGACTGAAAAGAGACCTCATCTGGGTTTCTTCTAGCCGACTTCAACTTTCGTAACTCTTTTAACCTACTGCCTCTCAGTAGTGATTTGACGCGTGGAGGCAGGTGCTTAAAAGCGTACTGAAGAGAAAAAGTTAATACCACACTCGCTATAACGGCTGGCTCTGTAAACGCTTCTATTATTTCGTACATAACTTCCTTTTACGTATAACGTTTTTAGCAATGGCCGGTAGTGAGTTGCTCCAGCCACGCGGTAGTGATGCTGCCTAACTTTGTCAGGTGCGGGTTGCTCCCTCACTTCTTTCTCTACGTTCATGGTTTTCTTTGGTTGCACCACAATCAGCGCAGATCCAACTGCTTAGTGTTTCAGTAATAAAGCTTCCATTGCATACAGGGCACTTCTTAGGTGGATCTTCTCTATCACTCATTTCACTTCCTTATTTAACTAGTGTAAAAAATATATTCATGAGTTCCTAGCAATACCCTGTTGAGGAGTGAGTGGCTCATTGCATTAGTTGCTGTTAAAAATATCACTGCATAGTAAAGCTGTCACGCGTTGCCCGTTATCCCCTTAGGTATCTACGTCATTTTAGCCTTGGCGTGGTTGAATATCTCTTCATCCAACTCGATACCGATAAAGTGCCGACCCAGCGGCTTACAGGCTTTCCCGGTAGAGCCTGAACCCATGAAGCAATCCAAGACAACGTCTCCAGGGCGACTGCTGGCGTTAATGATGTGCTCGAGCATGGCTGCGGGTTTTTCGCAGGGATGCTTGCCTGGGTAGTAGGGCACAGCCGGGTAATGCCAAACATCGGTAAACGGTACATCTTTGGATACCGTGAATGGCCGGCGTAGGTGCTGGTACTGTGCTTTCAAGTCATCGAACTCTTGCGCCAAACCTTGGTATTGTCGCTGCAGCGCCACGAACTCAGTTTCCAGCGCATCATAGTCCCGCTCCAGTGCCTTTTGAGTAAACAAGGCTTGCAGCTTTTGATACTGCTCGGCATTGGGCAATTGCCACTGCGAAGCGGTAAACCAATGGCTGGCCATCTGGGTTCCGGTGGCTTGATTGATCTCCTTGTTGGTGACGCCGGCGCGGGCCTTTTCTTCCTGGAAGTAGTTAATCAAGGGAGCAAAGACATGCTGGCGCAGTGCTTTGCACTTTTCATAGTAGCCACTGCTGCCCTTGGCAAAGCCTTCAGCGCCGTAGTGCTCGCACATAATGATGCGCTCCGTTGCTCGGAAGTAGGAGCGCAGCTCACTTTTACGGGTGCGGTTCCAGGGGCCGGAAGGCTTGGCCCACACTATGTGGTTCAGGACATTGAAACGGCTTCTGAGCAGTAACTCGGTGTCGGCCGCTAACTTGGGGCCGCAAAACAGATAGAGGGTGCCGGCTGGTTTCAGGACACGCCACAACTCGGCGCTGACACTATCAAGCCAGGCAAGAAAACTCTCCACGTCAGGCCATTGATTATCCCAGGCATCCGGTTTGACTTGAAAGTAGGGCGGGTCGGTCACAATCAGGTCAACGCTGTTGTCGGGCAGTTTAGTCAGTTCGGTGAGGCAGTCACCGTGAAGCAGTGTTAGGTTGGAAGTCATTAAGATTACCAGGCTGGGTGCTCTTGGCGCTCTGGTTAAGGTGTTTACATCGAGGACATTTGATTTCTATGTCCGCGAGTTGGCCCTGGATACGGGCCAGCAATTTGGTACAACGGATACAACGAAATTCGGTCATTAAAAGATAAACACTGTTTTTATGTACAGTATACCCGTTAGTCCCTTTGGGCACTACCTTTGGACTGACCTAAAAGGTTAAATCAGCTGCAATTGCTTGATAATTTTGGCCCGTTGTTGAGGCTCCAATGAGCGCACCAGGCTGACCATCGCCTCGGATGTTGATTGCAGCCCAGGGTTGAGCGTGTGTTGATGTGACCAGGTCGCCACGAACGTATGACCACAGTGGGGATTCGTGCAGGTGCAGTACATCTTGGCATAACCGGGGATCGCATCCTTGGTGCTTTGGATAATGGCTTTTTGTCCGCAGGTTCGGCAAGTTATGCGCATGGGTTCTCCTGATTGGGTAGTGCTAAGCCGTTCAATTGTTCGATTAAGCCGGCCACTTGGTTAAGCCTGGCGATGGCTCGGCGTAAGTTGGCGCTGTCCAGGCGGTTAAAGGCTGCAGCATTATTGATGCTGAAGCCTTTGCAAAAGTAGTCAGTTAACCCACCTCTCACGGCGTCAGAGCGGATATTGGTCAGGGCAAGCAGGAGCGCCATTTTGGCCGGCGACTCATTGCCCTGGATGAGCATGTTCATGTTTGTCTTGTTCCTCCATGGTTTTTACCAATTCGGCCAGGGGGATGCCTTGAATGGCACGATATCGTGGTGGTGAGTAACGCAATTGCCCATCATTGACCCACCATTGTTCACCTTCATCGTTCACCAGGGTTTGCCCCTTATGTAATAGCCGGTCAATATCTTCCAGATGGGTGAACCCTATGTGGCGTAATGCGGTTTTCAGACGCGGTGGCAACTCAGCTGCAGCGGGGTCTGTACACTTATTCCTACAAGTCCAAGGAAGAGCAAAAGCACCAGACAACAGCGAAAGTTCACTGTTTTGAGGCTGGCGCCACTTGGGCATGATCTCTTTCAAGGCTTTACGGGATAGCCGCTCTTCTTTGGGTTTGGCCTTTTCGCTGTCAAAAAGGGCAGCGCGTTGGCGCTTCAAGGTGTTGACTGCGTCTTTTTCTGCATCGGTGGCACTGCGCAGCTTCCAGCGCTCACCTCGTGTAACCAACATCCGAGCACGACCAAAAGCGATGCCCTCAAGTCCCTGAATGCGCTTGACGGCTTCGCCATACTCATTGCCGCATTCGGTGATGTCGTAGCTGAGTCTCAGTTGGGCCTGGGTCATCGCTTCTTCAAAGGTTTTCCAGTCTGAGCTGCAAGCCGCGGCGCGGGCGGCTTCTATTTCCGGTGACTGTGGCCCACTTTTAAGGCGGCGCAGTTCCCGCCATATCTGTACGGATTGAGTGCCGTAAAATTGAAACTGACGCAGGCGGTGCCGGCTGGCCCAAGCGGTCGCCCACAGTGCGCTGTCGGCAACTTGGGCGCCGGTTTCAAAGTCCAGTTCACCCTGCATGTGCTCGCCCGCGATGTTTTTGGACAGGTACTTGATGACATAGCCAACGGCGCTGCCGCGGGTCTTGTCTATCGGATCAATAATCAGTCGGTGGGCCTCGGCCCCTGGCTCGTTGCCGTCGATTTGAAAGGCATACTTATGAAATATGGCTTTGAAATCGGCTTCATGCTGTGGGTGAATAAAGCACACCAGGTGCCAGTGTGGGGTACCGTCTTTGTGTGGCTCGGCAACCCGTAGGCCGGTCATAGCGATATCACGGTACTTGAGCGCAGAGCGAATTTTGGCAAACTGGCCCACCAGGTATTGCTGAGCTTCACGTGGGCTGCCTAAGTGCCATTTGGTTGATACCCGGTGAAAGCGGCTTGGGCAGGTCAGCGTCACCATAAACCCCTTCATGCCCGCTTCATCAGCCATTTCTTCCAGTCCCTTGGCCCGCACGATTAGCTCTACCAGTCGATTAGATGGGTTGGCATTGCCGGCCATTGCGGCTTCTATCAATGGCAAAATGACGCCTTCGTCATTCTCTATCATGGTGTTTTCAAGCCAGTTCATGGCCGTGCGTTGTTGCACCGTCCATTCTTGAAACGCTTCTTCACTTACGTAAGGGCGGTCAGGGTTGACCAACCCTGCGGTGATGTTCATGTGCTCGCAGCACATATCCCGCAGCCTGGCTAATTGACGCCCCCACCATTTGGGGCAGGTCATCCGCAAAATGCCGCACTCAGCAGCCGTTTCAATATGATCGCGTTTTACGGCCCCCCAATAGGGTGGAATGACACCCCATTGTTGGCACATAGCCGCCGCAGCATCATAGGCCGCCTCGAAAGCATTCTCTGCGTGACTGTCGGCAGCAGCTTTAACGGCTTGCATGATGTTATTGGTAATGTTGTTGGCCAGAGTCTGCAGCCGCTTGGACTTGCGCTGGCGTAAACACTCATAACCCGAAACGGGGAGTGATGCGATGTCGTTTCCTGTGGCTCGCTATTGTCTACTTCCGCGGGCGCTTTACCCGCGAGGACATCGAAGTAGGTGATATCACTCACTGGCGACTTTTGGCGGGGTGCCGAGTTATTGCGCCTTGGAGCAATGGTTCATCATCGTGCTCACTGCCGCGAACGGCTTGCAGGTAGGGTAAATGGTGAAACGGATAGCTTTTCCATACCGCCAGCAATTGCTTAACGCTTTGTTGCAACTGCTCCAGGGCATTGGCCCCGGCGCGGTGGTAATCCTGCTGTAGCTTGTTGCGAATGCGGTGTGGCAGTGGTGCGAGTAATTCACGGATGAACTCTGGCCCCGCGAGCGGCGTTTGTCGCTCAAAAAGGGGGCGATAAAGTAATTCGGTATTGACTAGGTGACGGCGTCTACCGGCCAAAGGTTGCCAGAGGTCGACCTGCCAATCGTCCATAGCATCGGTGCGATCGGCATACCAATGGGCTGAGCCAGGCTCAGGTAACTGATCTAAAGAATAGGGACGGCGTTTAACGCTGACGGGATTAATCATCGGTATCAGTCAGTTCCGAAACCACCCATGTTCCTGCTGCAGGTGGTGTTGAACGGTAACGCCAAGATGGCGCCAACCAAGCGTCCAGACGCTGCTCAGCTTCTTCCTCACTCAAGCGGCCGAATTGTGCAGCGTATTGAACCAACGCCTTGGCATAAGCAGTCATCATGCGGCCTCTGCCATTTTGAGAATGAGTTCACGCGTAAGCATGCAGTCATATAAAGCCCGGTGTGGGTTACCAGGAATGGAAATGCCTTGCTGCTTGGCGGCGTTCACTAATGAGTGCCACCGGTAATCACCGTGGCTGTGGTTCCAATCCCCCTTGAATGCTGCATAGGTCAACATGCCACAATGCCAGGCCAATGGACCTTTATTGATACTCAAGCCGAAGTGCAGTTCATCATCGGGATAGGCGGTCAGTGATGACATCAGCATCTTGCGGTCAAATGCGGCGTTGTAAGCCACCACATGGCGTCCGGCCAACATCATATTGATGTCGCGGATAACGTCATCCATACCAGGCATGTCGGCCACCATCTCATTGCTGATATGGTGAATGGCTTCAGCTTCGGCCGGGATAGGGCGAGTGGGTTTCACCAGCGTGTTCATCAAGACATTCCCGGTCGCGACTTCTACCGCGGCCACTTCAACGACTTCACAGCCCCAATCCAGGCCTGTGGTTTCGGTATCAAGGACAATGGCATTGTGAGTCAGCCAGTATTGGGCGGCACACAAGGCCCGCTGCCGGTCAATTTGGAAATAAGGTGAGGTCATGCTCTTCTCGTTTATGCGTTAAATACGGAAATGGCAGAGATACGGAATCTCAGCACCAGGGCTACATTGAGCAATGCGGTATAGGTAACAGGCTGACGAGTGGGCATCCCCAACTCAAAACGTAGCCATTCATCAGTAGGAAGTTGCGCCAACTGCCCGGCTTGTGATGCGCTCATGCCTCGCATGGCGCGAACCTTTCTGAAAATGGAGCCGAGGCTGATACAAACTGAACTTGGTGCTGTGTGATTAATCATTTTCTACCCCTAGAAACAATTAACGTGTCGGTAAATTAGGCTGATTAGGTAAGGTCAACGCTTGGAGTAGGGCCGACCAGGTGCTGAATTCAGCCACAAGTCGTAGTAAGCCTTGGCCACTTCGTTGGTCCGCTGCGCGGCTTCCTGTTCGTCACGGTCAACCAACTGTGTCGTTATATCCCTGTAGGTTTCGTGTTGGCGTAACCAGAATGAGCGGATAATCGGCGTGGCCGGCACATTGCGGTTGATGCTGATGACTGTTTGCGCCGTGATCATCTAGCCCCCTTGCCGAAGTGCTTTTCGCGCAACTTGCCAACGATCCAACGGTTGCGGGAGAAACGTTCGGGAGTCATAGGCTTGGAAATGATTTGTCCCTGCATGTGTTGAGGAACCGAGATATTGCGACTCAGTAACTTCTCGCTTGGGCGTCCGAATGGTTGAATTAACTGAACCATGATTCACCTCAAGCCATTTAGCGTTGCCCAGGGAGCATTGCGCTTTTGGGTTTCATAGACTTCTTCGGCCAATCTAAGGGCGCCAACCATGTTGATATAGCGATTGCCACGTTCAACTGGTTGATACACTGGGACTAGCCCTTTATCCATCAAGGTCTTAACCGTTGATAGCTCTACACCCATGCGTTCGGCGTATTTTTCAGGTGATAGAAAAGGTGAAAATTCAGAAGTAATCATTATTGGATTCATTGATGAGTTCCTTTCTTATTGCTCTTTGGTTGATAGCGTGAAGGCCAGATCTTCTGTGGAGGCACACCGATACAAGCTGCGATGATTTCCTGCCCACGAAGGTAGGGACGACACATGGTTGTTCTTAATGTGGTCGGAGCAATTCCACTCTCACGCGCAAGGGCCGCCATGCTTTTGCCTCTCTTTGTGATTTCTGCCCTGATATCTGCTGGATGCCAGTCCATTTCTCGCCTCTAGTGTTTATATTTGTGTTCATTCTTGATCACAATTATAAGTTGGTCAACTACAATTGTGTTTTGTGTGCTTATGGTTGAATTTGCAGCATATGAAGAGGATTTACAGATGTGTTGACATTTGGGGCTTTGCTTTTATTTGTCGTCAGCTATAGGTATAGTTGTCCAACTACATAGCCAGAATGACTAGGGTGCGGAATGCTAAACAAGGAAGATGTTCTCAATCGCATTGAAGAGCTAGTTGGTAATAGGACCTTGCGAAAGGCTTCTGAGGATTGGGGGATTGCCCCTGCAACTCTTTCAACGATGCTGAAGGAGCGCAGAGAACCAAGATTTGAAAACCTAACGAAGATTGCTACGGCAGAAGGCATCACCATGGAGCAATTGCTACTTGGTAAGGATGTTGTCGCAAGGGACGACTTCGTCACTATTCCTGCGCTGAATGTTTCAGCTTCGGCTGGCAATGGTTCTTATGTGCTGCATGAAACTGAAGCTAATGGGATTAAGGTCAACAAACGTTGGCTGCATGATGAAGGTTTGTGCCACAAGGATTTGGTCATCATTAATTCCCATGGCGATTCTATGGTGCCGACAATCCCGGAAGGTGCCTCTATTATTGTGGACACCAAAGATAATTCATATAAACGAGAGGGTGTTTATGCCATTCGCAATGGCGACGAGCTCAGTGTAAAACGCTTGCGCTTTGACTCCTTCAATAATGAATTACACATAATTAGTGATAACTCTGTATATCCTCTTTGGACCGTGAGGAAAGAGCAGCTAGGTGAGGTGTCTGTCATTGGCCGTGTAGTTAAGCTATTGGTGAATTTGTAAGCCCCGTTGAAGTGTATTTCTGAAAGGAAACTTGTGGCCTGTTGGCGCAGGGTAAACTCATAAACGACGTTGCTTGAAGGGATTGTAGAGAAGATCCATTCGCTCGTTGGATAGCGCTCGTTTCAAAGGCTTGCGCTGGTTGGGGTATCCCACCGTCAACGTTACATGGCGTTATCGTTTCTGGCCGAGGCCAAGGATAAGCAGTTTGGAAAAAATATGTTTAGCAGAGGAACAGCCTTTGGAATGGCTAATCTCTGGGAATGACTCACTTAAGGAGTTTGTAACCATTCCTGGTTTGGAGCTTGCCGCTTCTGCAGGGGATGGTTCGTATGTAATCAGTGAAGATGAGTCACAAGGAATAAAAGTCACAAAGCACTGGTTACATGAAAAGGGCTGTGCCAAAAATCGTTAGTGATGATTAAAACAGTTGGGGATAGCATGTTGCCGACGATCCCCGAAGGTGCCTCTATCATTGTTGATACTACTGATAAGCTGTACCAACGTGAGGGTGTCTATGCCATCCGCAATGGTGAGGAACTCTGTGTAAAGCGCTTGCGTTATGACTCGTTCGAGCAAGAGCTAAACATTATTAGTGATAATCCTCTTTATCCGATCAGGACGGTTAAATCTGATAAGTTAGTTAATGTATGTGTCATAGGGCGAGTGGTTAAGCTACTTGTAGATATATGAGTATCGTTAAAGTTGACAGTGGCTATCGGGTTGATATTCGCCCGGCTGGGCGAAATGGTCGTCGGTATCGGCGTACGTTTCCAACTAAAACCGAAGCTGCCAAGTATGAGAAGTTTGTCCTGTCAAAGTACCATAATAAAGAATGGCTCGATACGCCGGTTGATAAGCGTCCTTTGTCAGAACTGATAGATCTTTGGTTCCATTTCCATGGCAAAAACCTTAAAGAAGGAGTGCCAGCTCGTCAGAAACTGATGGCGACCTGCAAAGGAATGGGTAACCCGAAGAGTCACCAGGTGACCAAAAACTCCTTTTTGAACTACAGGGCCCAGCGGTTGGAAAAGATAACCGCAAATACCGCCAACATAGAGCTAAGAAGATTGCAGGGCGTTTATACAGCCCTTATACAGGCTGGTGAATATGTTGGGGAACATCCGTTGAAAGATGTCCCCTTAGTAAAAGAACCGCCGAAAGAGCAAGCATTCTTAACTAAGCCACAGATTGCCCATCTTCTAAGCCTCTTGGACGGTGACATGTCAGTTATTGTTGAAACATGCTTGAGCACCGGTGCTCGCTGGAGCGAAGTCCAAAAACTGACTCATTCTCAAGTGTTGGATGACAGGATTAACTTCGTAAACACTAAGAACGGCAAGAACAGGACGATCCCAATAACTAGGGAGTTGCGTGCTAAATTCCCCGACCGAAGTGGCCGGCTGTTTGAGGACTGCTATAAAGAGTTTTTAGGAATCTTGAAATCTTCAGGAATTGAGCTTCCGAAAGGGCAGGCCAGTCATGTCCTCAGACATACTTTCGCATCCCACTTTGTGATGAACGGCGGGAACATCCTTACGTTACAGCGAATTTTGGGACATAGCAGTATCCAGATGACAATGCGTTATGCGCACTTGGCGCCAGAACATCTCCTTGAGGCAACGAAACTCAACCCATTGGTGGCCTAG